TCAACAGGTTGTCCAGTAATGGTTACAATAACATCTCCGGACAGATGATCCGTAGAGTCGGGTCTGGTGTTTACTGCCAACACGTTGATATAGTCCTTGATTACTGTGCCAGTGCGTGAATCGTAAATTTGGCTACCATCATAGAAGAAAAAGCGTGTGCTCAACACTGAACCAAAGTAATAGGCCAAGCCACGGAAAGTGATTGTGTAATTTTGATTTTGAATCACAAACTGGATCAACCACGATGCATCTTGATTTGTGCCAGTGTTGGATCCTGCGTTGGCCTGACTGAATGTGGTGTCAGTGGCTAGGTTGGTGCTGGTAATCAAGTACCAAGAATATGGTACACCAGTAATATCACCGTTGCTGTCGTAGCCAATGCCAAAATTACGATTGAGCAAAATTTGTTCTGCCATGGACTGTTCCAATGCCAATGGCAGGTCCGACACAAACAATGGAATAATCGTATCGACTACGGCACCAGTTGGGATGAAATTATTCAAGGTAATAGGGCCTGCACCTGAACTGAGATTTCCCAGTCCATTGTTGTATCCTGTGCCTTGTATGCTCAAAGGACTGGCCCAAATTTCCAGTGTTTCGTCTGCACGACTGGGTGTGCCAGGCTTGAGTCTATTGTTGGCGTCAAAGTAGTAGCCAGCAGGTGGTACAAATTTTATCAAACTGCCCACTGCCACATATTTAAAATCAGTAGTGGTAGTGAACCCCACTGGGATTGGGGTACCATTGGGCCAAGTTGCAGATGTCACTGCATTTCTAAAGTATCCTGTGGTCTCATTGGCCAGGGTTGTACTCTGGTTCCATGTTGCATCCGGAACCCAAGTGGTGGCACCATATGTTGGCAAGGTGGACTCAGTGACTCTGGGAAAATTAGCATAGTAAAACTGCTTCATGGTAGTTTCGGCCAAGCCAGGTTGTACCTGGTTAGCAATCACGTCTGCTATTTCATTTCGGTTGGTGTAGGAAAACAAGATAGTGGGCAATATGTTTTGTTCCCACAATCCACCATCAGCACCAAAACTGTTGGTGCTAGAATATTTGCCGGTATTGTCCACCAAGTCAAGATAACGACTTGTACCAATTGACGCACGGTTAAGAGCTTTACTTTTAACAATTGAATTGTATTGTGTGTACGGAAAGAGATTGTAGTCTTCGCCGTTGACCATACGATTTTGTGTGTAGTATTGTGCAGGCGCACGTTGTTTGATTTGATCAATGGTTTCACGTGCTTGACTATTGCTCACTGGTCTTGTGATACCGCAAATGAATGTGATGGTCTCAAGATTGCCGTTGCGACTGACATAACTGATGGGAATAGTCACACTCTGCATTTCTTCAGGATTGATAATGTATTGCAACCCGTTAGAAGCACGTACATAGGCGCGGAATGTGCCCACTGGAATTTCTGAGAATACTCCGTCGCCAAACACCATGGTGATCTGATCATTGGTGCGTGATGTCACTGTATAGATGGGTCGCAGACTGGTACCAACTTGTTCGGCTGCTGCCGCATAAATGTTTTCTGTGTATTCCCATTCGCGATTGATACTACCCACATTATCCAGTTGATACAGCCAACGATCTTCGTTGTTGACCCCTTCAATGTTGATGTTTACTGTGCGATTGCTAACTTTTTCAGCCAGGTTAAAATCTTGATTCTGTAGCACGCCTTGCTTGAACATAAAGAAGTAGCCGGTGTTGGCTGACTGAAATCCCAGTTGGTCGTTGCGGAACAACACATTGAATGGTTGGTTGGCTCGTGGACTCGGTTCATACAAATAATCTGCGCCCACTGATGTGGATGTCATGGCCTCAAACGGCATGGTAATTCCGTCTACTGTGGCTGTGTAAGGTACAATAGGCAAAAATCCAGGAACCAAGTTGATTCCATATTCGTCTGTTCTCACGCCCAGGATGGTCTGGCGGTTGCCAGGGCGGCCTACTCGTTGAGTGTTGACCAAACTGGCATTGATAATGGTAGTAAACTGCTCTTGCCAATCGGGGTTGGTAGGATCAGCCCAGTTTACTGTGACGTTGCTCAAGTTAATACCTTGATAGTCCACTACATTTTCTGTTGTGGTTATTGAAAATACTTTGAGCAAGCCTTGTGCGGCTGTGTTGCGTTTGGCGGTGTAACTGACCAAGTTGGCCAGGCGTACCACACTGTCACGACGTTCTGCCGTGTCCATGTAGTTTTCACGTGTGTTAAGGTCTGAGCGAAAGGCCAGGGCCTGGCCCATAAACGCCATCACATCCAATAAGGCAATGTATTCTGACGATTCAATAAAGTCGTTGAATGTTTCAGGGTAGTACAAACGCAAATAATCAATAAAGCTCTTGCGCAGAGTTTCAAAATCATAACTCTGGAAGTCAGCTTCGCGATAGGTTTGATAGATCTGTTTCCAGTCTTCAACTCCAAATATTGCGGTTTGTCTTGTGGTGGTTGCCATGTTATTAGTGCCTCAGTACTTTATTTATGGGCAATAAAAACGGCTCAGTTATACATAGGTGGCATTGCGTTGTTGCAAATCAAAGAAAATACTCAAGCGTTCAGCATCTGTGCTGGGAACCACAGTCAGTTCTATCTGTATCAAAATACCGTTGTTCTGGGGAAATGTTTGGATGTCGCTGATGTAGAGTCTAGGGTCGCCGCCGGCCACTCGCTGAACTTCTCGTTCAATAGCCGTTTGTAATTCTTCCAGTTGTGGCTCAAACAAATAGTCCCATAGCACAGTGCCGTATCCTGGGCGCCCGGGCAGTTGCCCTTGACGGATATTAAACGCATTCAACAGATCGCGTTTGACCAATTCAAAATTCGTTAGTGTGAATTTTTTAAACTGGTTCTGTGTGTTAAATCCAATGAATCTTTGTGCCATGTTGTATTTATTGAAGGCTATTCACCCTCACCGCGCCCTTCAATTTTCAACTTCAACTTGTTTAGTCTTTGTTTGATGTCTCCCGACTTATCTATAATCAGAGCTTGTTTTGCTTGAACATTCTTTGGACCTGTGGACAATTGATTTGCTGTGCTTCTTTGACTTGCTGTCAATTTATTAAATGCTTCGAGGTACTGTACACTAGCCTGCACACGAGCATTGCCGTTAAACGTATCTCGAATCTGTTGATATTCGCCATCTATAGCAGAAAACGCTGCTGGGGAAATTGTTTGCTGATTTTCTAAAGCAGATAATTTGGACTCAATTTCAAACACACCACGGCCGGCAGGATTCAAATACTGATTTATATAAATCACCGCTTTGTTAACATAATCTTCCGCATCAACTTCGACTTCTGTTTTGGTTTCTGTTGGTCCATAATTGGGCGGCGGAACTTTGTCATCCCCAATAACTCGTGTACTTGCGGCATCTAGTGTGGCGCGATTTACTGTGTTAGCTGCCGGTACTGGTATGTCTTGTTGCTTGAATTCCGCAGGAATTTTAGTCTGTACCAAGTTCACAGCAAATGCTCCGTCACGAACTGCACTTGAGAATGCAGCTTGTACAGAACCAGTTGCATCACCAGGGATTGGTAAACCTTTGGCAAATGCTTCGGCGCTGGGCAGATCTTTAGCTGCATTCAATGCCATACCAGCAAGTCCTTGACTGGATAAATTTTTAACAGGTACGCCCACAGCGGCCAAGCCTGCCACGCCCTTGGCCATGAGATCCTGTTGAATTTGACTTTGTTTAGGCACGTTCTTTAGCAAGTCTGCGGCGCTTTTGATTCCGTCTTTGCCGGTCCATACCGCAGGACTTTTAATTACATTAGCAAACACATTTGTACCTGCTGCCAACAATGCTCTTGTGCCAGGTTTTACATAACCGGCTGTTTCCAATTGCCCAGCGTCAAGTCCAAATGATCCAAGACCTTTGGTATTGCTCAAGACTGAACTGGCTTGGTTCACTAGATTTTTGGCCTGAGCCAGCACCCCGTTGACTTCAGGTACACTCATGGGGCCAAGCCCTGCCAAGGCACCTGCAGGATTGAGGCCGCCGGCAATTTTGGTAAAGTCTGCGGTGTTGATGGGACTGGTAACTGCTAATCCACTAATTGTTTTGTTGATTGTTTGTATAGATGTTACTGCAACTGAACCTTGCGCTCCTGATGCACCTACCAATGCTGCCCCTACCTGGCTTGATCCTGCTATGC